GTTGGTTCTGACGACTACACGCGGCAAAAGCACTTTGTCGATAAGTTGCAATCCGTCGCCCATCAGGCAGGCCCGCATATTCACCTTGTTGCCCATGCTCGAAAGGGATCATCCGACGATACGCCGCCGGGCCTTCATGACGTTAAGGGAACCAGCGAAATAGGCGACATGGCAGAGAACGTGTTTAGCGTGTGGCGCAATAAGCCAAAGCACAAGGCCATGAGCGCCGGAGATCAATCTAAAAGCCACGAGCCAGACGCAATCCTGACGTGTGAATCTCAGCGTAATGGTTCCGGTTGGAATGGGGCGCTGCAATTCTGGTTTGACCCGCAATCCGGCCAGTTCCTTGAATCGCTGAACGATAACCCGCGTTGCTATCAGCCAGCAGGCACATCCGAAGAAGTCGTGGAGTTTTGAACATGGCAACTGTTACACGAGCTTTTAAAGAACAATTTGACATTTGGGCGGCAAGAAAAATTGCGGATGGAGATTTTACGGTCGAATCAATGGAAGAACTTAAATCAATGCTGCGCAAGGATTTCACGCCAGGCCCGGATCAGCTTCGTGATGGACTTGGGTTCCTGACCAATTCCGGCGTGGCTATTCCAGCTACGATTGATGACCACGAAGAGCGATACCGCGTATGGAATGCGTATTTCACTAGCGAGAACGCGGAATACGAAAAGGCGAGGAAATCGGCATGACCGACCAAACAAACGCAGAAGAACGCTACCAGGAACGCGCAGCAATCCTCGAATACTGCGCCAATTTCTCACGCGAAGAAGCAGAGCGTCGCGCAAGGATAGAGGTTGAAGAATGGATCAAGGCACACAGGCCAGATGACGAGGTGCAGCCGTGAAGTGGATAAGAGCATCTGAATCAATCATGACATGCGATCCGTGGGCAGTCGTAAAAGTAATGGTTAAAGGGAAGCCGTCCTATGATTTATGGCACGACAAGCGCCCGGTGATGGTTGGCAGCTATTCGACATTCGAGCAGGCGAAGGCAGCGGCTTTGCGCGAAGAGCAGATGAGGCAAGCGTGACAAAGCGCATATTCCGCCTAGTCCATGAAACCGCCAGGAAAGGCGCAGCCCGTGAGTGCCTATCCGCCCCTGATGGATACATCGCCACTATTTCTGAGCCGGTTAAGCGCCGCATTCAGGAAGAAAAATATCACGCCATGATTGGCGACATTGCCGACCAGTGTTTGTTCATGGGTCGCAAATGGTCGAGAGAAGAATGGAAACGACTGCTGATAGATGCCTATGTACGCGTTTCACGCGAGAACGCCAAGGTAGAAGGCAAGCCAGATCCATTTGCAGGGCAGGGCGAGATAGTTCCGGCGCTTGAAGGAGGCGGATTCGTACAACTTGGAGTGCAGTCTCGCAAATTTAAAGTAAAGCAGGCTGCTGAGTTTATCGAATACCTGTTGGACTATGGCGAAGACAATTTAGTCGTATGGACAGAGCCGGAGGCTGCGTAATGGGCCAAGCAAAACTACGCGGAACCTATGAGCAGCGCAAAGCAGAAGGCGAATTGCGCGTTGCTCGTGAATATATCGAACGCGAGGAAGAACTAAAGCGCCTTGCTGCAAGTTTGTCACCAGAGGAAAAAGAAAAGCGCCGCGCTGCTCGCAAGTTGTTGGCAATGGGTTTAATGGGTTTTACAGCTTGGGGAGGACGCTGAATGATTAACTGGATTCCTCCAGAATTGGCACCGAAAGATGGAACACAGATTCTTGCAGTATTTACGATATATCCTTTTCCAGTTATGGCGGTATGGTGCGGAGCATCTGGAACATGGTGCGCCGCCGTTCCGCAGGTAGATATGTATCAAGGAAAGTTAAACGACTGGTATTTTGAGAATGAACATTTCCCATTTGAATCCCTGAGCGTTTGGGGAGATGTAAGCAGTAAAAAAACAAAATGAGCCTACCAAGCAAACCACGCAAATGCCGCCATTGTCGTCAGATGTTCCAGCCAATCCGCTGCAATCAAAACACATGCAGCTATGAATGCTCTGTAGCCGTTGCCGAGATAGTCGCAGCCAAGTCGAAGCTGAAACGCGAGAAAGCCGAGCGTATTGCAGAAATCGCCAGCACGAAGATATTGCGCGAAAAGTTGAAGACCAAACGTGATTGGACAAAGGAGGCGCAAATTGCATTCAACGCATATATCAGACACAGGGATAACGGCAAGCCATGTATCTGCTGCGGGAAACCGCTCGGAACGCAGCAAATTGGCGGCGGATTTGATGCGGGTCATTACCGCAGTATTGGAAGCGCACCGCACCTCAGATTCGACGAACGTAATTGTCACGGCCAGCAGAAACAGTGTAACCGTTACGGTGCAGGAAGGGCCGTCGACTACCGTATCGGCCTCATAGCAAGAATCGGTATCGAAGCTGTTGAAGATTTAGAGGCCGATCAAACGCCACGTAAATACACCATCGAAGCACTAAAGGCCATCAAGGCGCTTTACGTCAGGAAATTGAAGGAGCTAAAGCATGGAAATTGACCGCGAAATTCCAGCCGACCCAATTGATCGCGCCGACTATTACGTTGAATCAGTAATAGACGATCACGTAAAGGAAGCCATGCGGAAAGCTGCTGAGATTCCGAAAGGAACGGCTGGCGAGTGTTCATTTTGCGGTGAATTCTCAATGCGTCTGGTGGATGAAACCTGCGCTCCTTGCCGCGACAAATTTGCGAAATATTACGCACCATAGGAGATTCATATTATGGACAAAGAAGATTATGAAGATGAATTACAGGAAACATTCGCAGCGTTTGCTTCTGAGTATCCGAATAGTGCGCTTTCTCTTATAACCGGGCTTTTTGTTGGCCTGCTTGAATACAGCGTGAAAGAACAAGGCGGCGACGAGAAGCTAGAGATAAAGATTGATGGATGTGGCAAGCGCGACATCATCGTTTGTGCAGTACCTAGCGATTCATGACCTACGGCTGCCAGCAATACACCATAACCCGCCTATGCCGATATGACCGGCGCGCACTCGACTCCAGGTGTGACGGTTGCCCTCGGACAACGGACAGTGAATATCTGATTAGCGCCGGGTTATGGGTTGTCGGAATTTCCCATGTGTTGCCGATATTTGACCACGCAGACATTAAGCGAAAACCACTGGAAAGGTAGCCAACAGGGAGCGCCGATGCCACAGCAAAAAATAATCCGCAATGACGCCACCCTTGATCGGCCAGAATTCAGGGTAACGACGAACGAAGTTGTTGAAATCGCCAAGAGCATCGACCAGCCATTTACTACCGGCGATATTGCCAAGCGAATCGTTGATTCCGGGAAATATCGTGGCGTCAGCTACTCAAGGATAGAAAGAGCCGTCCGGGCCAGCCTGTCGTGGATGGTTAAGCGGGGAATGGCTTACGTCGATGGGCATATTACCTATACGACATCTGCCGGCGCTATCTCAAAGCCGTTCCTTTACGCTTTATACCTTGGGCGAACGTGGAATGACGAAATCAAGCGAACGGAAACGCATTGCGCCTGTGTCGATCTTCTCAATCAGTTGTTTGTGTTCCGGTGAAATGCTGGCTTATTTGAAAGAATCCCTGCATCTATCAAAGGTGTGGGGATTTTTCTTGTGGTCAAGCGGACTAATGCTGGAACATCGAAACTGTCTGCGGAAGGTAAGCGGAAAGCGTTCGTTGAGGCGTTTTTTGTTCATAACGAGAACGTCACAAAAGCCGCAGTAGAAGCAGGATTTAGCGAGAAGACCGCATATCAAGCCGGCTCTCGCCTGTTGAAAGATATTCGTGTTTCAACAGAAATTGCTAGGCGCAGAACAGAAATTGTTACTGCGCTTGAGTTAAGCACCGAGCGCACGATCAAAGAGGTTAGCCGTCTAGCTTTCTGCGATCCGCGCAAACTGGTTGGTGAAAATGGAAAGCTCAAGCAACTTCATGAGATAGACGACGATACCGCTGCGGCTATCGCCTCCGTTGAGGTCGATAAGGATGGCGGGATAAAGTACAAGTTTTGGGATAAGAATTCTGCCATTGAAAAGGCCGCAAAGGTTCAAGGGCTGTACGAGAAGGACAACGAGCAGAAGGCGCCACAGGTCACAATTATTACCCGTAGGGTGATTGGCTGATGTCTAAGTCCGGTCGTGAGTTGGTCATTGACACGCCAAGGGTATTTGCACCCCTGCTGGTTCCGTCGCGCTACAAAGGCGCATGGGGAGGTCGAGGAAGTGGTAAGTCTCACTTCTTCGCGCCGCTGCTGATTGAGCAATGCCTGCTTGAGAAAAGCACTCGCGCTGTCTGTATTCGAGAGGTTCAAAAGACGCTCAAGGAGTCGTCTAAGAGGCTGATCGAAGACAAGCTGTCTGCGATGGGTCTAGGCGAGGCTGATGGTTTCAAGGTGTTCAACGAGGTAATTCAAACCCCTGGCGATGGCGTCATTACCTTTCAGGGCATGAATGACCAGAATGCTGAATCAATCAAGTCTCTGGAAGGATTCAAGATTGCCTGGGTTGAAGAGGCGCAAACGCTTTCATCGAGATCGCTATCATTGCTGCGCCCGACGATCCGCGCTCCGGGGTCGGAGTTGTGGTTTTCGTGGAATCCTCGCCGAAAAACAGATCCGGTGGATGAAATGCTGCGCGGTGAAGAATTGCCAACCGGCGCTATCGTTGTAAAAGCAAATTGGCGAGATAACCCGCACTTTCCGCCAGAGCTTGAGCAAGAGCGCCTTGATTGCCAGCGCCTGACGCCTGACCAGTATGAGCATATATGGGAAGGCGGATACGCAACTGTGGTGTCTGGTGCGTACTACGCAGGCGTTCTAACAAATGCTCGCTCCGAAGGTCGCATTGGTCGAGTGGCTGCTGATCCGCTGCTTCCAATCAAGCTGTTTATTGACATCGGCGGCACTGGCGCAAGGGCTGATGCGTTTGCTATGTGGGCGGCGCAGATTGTCGGGCGTGAAATCCGCGTGTTGAACTACTACGAAGCAGTCGGACAGCCGCTTGATGCGCATGTCGCATGGATGCGCCAGAACAGATACACGCCTGACCGTGTGCAAATCTACTTGCCGCACGATGGCGCAACGCATGACAAGGTGTTTGCCGTCAGCTACGAGTCGTCATTGCGCGCCATTGGCTACGATGTAACGGTGATTCCTAACCAAGGTCGCGGGGCAGCATCGGCTCGTATTGAGTCGACTAGACGCATCTTTCCGGCTTGTTGGTTCAACGAATCAACCACGTCGCCCGGCATTGATGCGCTGGGCTGGTATCACCAAAAGATAGACGAGTCTCGAAACATCGGGCTTGGGCCTGACCATGACTGGTCAAGCCACGGCGCCGATGCGTTCGGTCTACTGAGTATTGTTGCCGAGCAGACATTTAGCCATGACGAGCGGTCGTCCGAGCCAAAAGGCTGGCGCGCTCGCCTTGCAATCCACAATCGAGCATCTTCACAGGCGGCATGATGGACAACAACGACACGAAAACTGGCGGAGATAACGTCGCCGCAGAAAACTGGAAACGCTACCGCTACGGAATTGAGCGAGGGCATCGTGATTACACCGAGTCCGCCGTGTTTCTTGAGGGCTATTACCTCGGCGGCCAGTATGACGGCGACGGCAACCTTATGGCCGGCGGTCACTGGACGGCTGATGATTTGGATGTATTGCGAGACCAGGGGCGACCGGCGTACGAGTCGAACCAGACTATGCCGGCGCTCAACAGTGCATTTGGCTATCAGATCAGCAACCGCATGGATATTTCATTTCGTCCTCGATCTGGAAACGCCACGAAAAATCTTGCTGAGTCGCGCTCAAAAGTGGCGATGCAGATTGCCGACAACAACAAGTTGCACTGGCAGGAGTCAGAAGTATTCCAGGATGGAATGATCCAGCAGCGCGGATATTTTGATTGCAGAATGGATTTTGACGACAACGACCAGGGCGAACTGCGTTTTAGCGTACTTGATCCGCTCGATGTGATTCCAGACCCTGATGCAAAAGGATATGACCCGAAAACATGGGCTGATGTAATTGTTTCGCGCTGGTTGTCGCTTGATGAAATCGAAGGGTTGTGGGGCATCGAAATCAGAAACCGCGCCGAAGAGTCCGCTTGCTATACGGGAGAGCGTGATTTCGGCGAGCAGGATAACGACGGCGCGGAGCGCAGCAAATTCTCCATCGTCAACGGCGCATTCGATTCAGAGCACAGCAATGACGTAAAGCGCCTGCGCATTATTGACCGGCAGAAGTGGGTACGCGACGTGATGAATGTTGCGTTATTTCCCGGCGGCGACGTTCGGCAATTGTCAGGCGACGAAACAGCGGAAGTTCTGGAGCAGATGCGCCAGTCTGGAGCGGTCATTACAAAGCGTCGGGCAAAGCGCGTGCGCTGGAGCGTATCGACTAGGGATACTGTGCTCCATGATGACTGGTCGCCCTATGATCGATTCACCGTGGTTCCATTCTTCCCTTATTTCCGCCGTGGAAAAACGCGCGGCATGGTGGATAACGCCGTTGGCCCGCAGCGGATTCTCGACAAAGCAGTAAGCCAGGCCATCCACATCATCAATACTACGGCAAATAGCGGCTGGCAGATGGAGCAGGGCCAGCTTACGAACATGTCGTCGTATCAGCTCCAGCAGCAAGGCGCCAAGACCGGGCTTGTTTTGGAGCGCAAGCAAGGGTCTGCGCCGCTGCAAAAGATCACCGCAAACGCGATGCCGCAAGGCATTGACAAGATGATCGAGATTGCTTCTGTGACGCTAGGAGAGGTCACTGTTCCACCAGCCATGCGAGGCATTGGGGCCGGCGATGAGCCAGGTATTGCGATTCAGTCACGGCAGCATGCGGCGCAGCAGCAGCTATCTGTTCCGCTCGACAATCTGGCGCGCACGCGCAACATGATTGCCGACTGGATTGATTACGCGATCAGTAAATATTACACCGCTGAGCGAACATTCCGCATCACAAAGTCTGATCCGCAGACCGGGAAAGAGATTGATGGTTCGCTGACGATCAACCAATTTAATCCTATCTCTGGCGAATACCTAAACGACATGACCTCTGGCGAGTATGAAACGGTCGTCGCCGAGCAGCCGATGCAGGTCACTTTCGAGAACAGCCAATTCACGCAGTGCATGGAGATGCGCAAGGCCGGTATTCAGATTCCTGACACTGCCGTTCTGCGCAAATCCAATCTTAGCGACAAGGCCGAGATCATTGAACAGATGCAGGGTGCTGGTGCGCCGCCGCCTGACCCGACGATTGAGGCAAAGGTTAAGTTGATTCAGGCACAAACGCGCAAGACGCAAGCAGAGACAACTGGAAAGAATGTGGAAGCTATGTTCTCTGCCACTTCGGCAGCAAATCAGATTGCGCTCATGCCGCAAATTGCTGTTCCGGCAGATCAGATGCTGGCCAGCGCAGGGTTCCAGGACGCCAATGCTGCGCCAGGCATTCCGCCAGTGGCGCAGGACACTCAAGGCGTTGAAGGATTGCCAGAAAACACGTCGCCGAATTTTCCGCCAAATCCCGATGTGGGAATTAACAACGGCATCGAAGCCGGATTACATCAACAAGGAGCTGTCTAAATGAACGACCAAACTATCGAGCAGGAAATCCAGGCCAAGGGCTTGACCGCGCCGCGTGTCACGCCGGATGACATCGAAGCGAACATTGCCGGCGAATATTTCTTCACCGCCGACCAGGCAACCAAGGACTGCCCGCAGTTCGACGCTCTGCGCTTGCTGACCTTCTGCGTCCTCGTCTTGAAGAACGGCTTCACCGTAACCGGAGAGTCGGCCTGCGCATCGCCGGAGAACTTCGACGCCGAGATCGGCCGAAAGATTGCCCGGCAGAACGCCGTGGAGAAAATCTGGCCGCTCATGGGCTACGCGCTCAAGCAACACCTGTTCGAGCGCCGAGATGTTGGAACATGCGGCGACCGTATCGCGATCCACAACTACGAGGACAAATGCAATGAGCAATGAATTCGATATTGATGCGCCTGCTGACATGGAATTGCTGGCCGGCACGTTTGATGATGAAGCCTCCACGCCGGAAGCCGAAACAGAGGATAAGTCAGTCAATCCTGAAATCAAAGAAGAGGCCGCGCCGGAAGTAGAAACGCCTGCCGCCGAGGCTGAGCCAGACCAATCAGACAAGCGCGACAAGGTAATTCCCCGCGCCAGGTTTGACGAAGTGAATGCCAAGTTGCACGCCGAGCGTGAAGAGGCCGCACGCTTGCGCGAAGAACTTGATGCCCTTCGCAGGCAGAATCAGGCAACTCCAGAATCTGTTGATATTGACGCTCTCGAAGATCAGCACTTTGACGCGCTGATGGAAGGCGACAAGGAAAAGGCAAAGCAGATTCGGGCGCAGATCAACGCCGAAATCAAGGCCAGTGCCAAGCAGGACGCGATTGAAACCGTGTCGAGAAACATTGCTGAACGTGAACAACAAAGCGCGTTGATGAGCGTGGTCAATTCTGCCGTTGAGAAATATCCATTCTTGGATAGCAACTCTGCAGAAGCCAATGCTCAAGCTATCAATGACGTGGTTGAGTGGCGAGATTTCTACATTTCCAAGGGCGAAGCGCCGCATATCGCTTTGGCGCGCGCCACTGAAAAGGTCGGCCCCATGTACGCGGCGCCTGCTCAGCAAAATGCAGCAGAAGTCCCGGCAACAGACAAGCGCAAACAGTTGGCGCTAGTCAATGGTGCCAAGGCTGCCGCTGCACAACCGCCGCGCGTCGATGCTGGTGTCGGAAATCGGGCCATTCCATTGGGTGATTCGATAGTCGGCAATCAGGACAAGTGGGAAAAGGCTTCCGACGCCGAGCGCCTTCGCTATTTGTCGTAAAAATAGTTCAAAAAATGCTGGCTAGTCTGTAAAGATTGGTCAGCATTACTAGAAGTACGTAGTAAATCAGCCCTTGCCAGGGCGGAAATCCAGGCCGAGTCAAGGGCGTAACCCATGAACCAGCTAGGTCACGAAGCGGCAAATCGTGTCCGGTTGTTGGCCCGTAAGCCAGCGATAGAAACCAACCTATTTCAGCTTACGAGGAAAAATCATGGCTTCAGGATATACCGCATTTGGCGCAGGCCAACCCCAATTCAAGCGCGCATGGGTCAGTGAAACCGTCAAGGCTTTTCGCCAGAAATCGTTCTGGGAAAAGTTCATGGGTACGGACGCTAACAACGTCGTCCAGCGCATTACCGAAATGAAGAAAACCGACAAGGGCGACCGCGCCATGATTGGCCTCAAGGCCAACATGAAGGCGTCCGGTATCGTCGGCGATAACGACATCGATAGCCGTCGCGAATCGCTCGAAACCTACTGGATCGAAGTTCATACCGACCAGTTGCGCAAATCCGTTGCGTCCAAGGGTCGCGTTGATGACCAGCAATCGGTTCTCGACTTCCGCACCGAGGCCAAGGACTCGCTCTCCGACTGGAAGGCTCAGATCAATGATGATCTGATGTTCCTTGCCGCATCGAACATCAGCTTTGCCTACAACACTGACGGCTCCACCCGTGCCGTTGGCGCTGAGGACTTGCTGACGCAGCTTGAATACGCCGCTGACGTGGCAGCTTCGCCTACCTCCAAGCGCCACTTTACCTATGACGGCACCAATATCATTGCCGGCAATACCGGCGCCATTGCAGCGGCATATGTACCGAAGTATGGCGCCCTGGTTGATATTTGCGCCGAAGCAAAGACCCGTGGCGTCAAGCCGCTGATGATTAACGGCCAGGAGGTTTATGTCCACGTCGTCCATCCGAAGACCTTTGCCCGTTACAAGAAGGACGCCGATTTCCGCGACGTGCTGATTAACGCGGGTGATCGCGGCATCAAGAATCCGCTTTTCACGGGCGCAGCAGCTTTCACGGTCGATGGCATCCTGTTCCATGTGTCGAACAAGGTCTACAACACCGCTGGCGCCGCTTCTGGCTCCAAGTGGGGCGCCGGCAGTGCTGTTGATGGCACCCGCAGCCTGTTGCTCGGCCAGCAAGCCATGCTGATGGCTGACATTTGGGGCGCAGGCGACTGGCACGAGGAAACGCTTGATTCTGGCGCAAAGAACGCCATTACGCTGGCGCAATACTCTGGCATTCGCAAGCCTGCATTCATGTCGCGCCTTGATGGCGACACCGTGCAGGACTTTGGTTGTATCTGCCTCGACTACTACCTGTAACCAGTGGAGCGGGAGAAATCCCGCCCATTCAATTTTTAAGGAAAAAATATCATGGCAATTACCAAAGACCCGAATGTTCAGGAAGTCTCTTCCAAGTTCGTCACCATCAACCTGGCTGATGTGACTTCTGGAGTTGATTACGCCGCAATGGACTTGCCGCCGAACTCTGTAATTTTGTCCGGCACTCTCTACACCACTGAGGCGTGGAACTCGACTACTTCTGACGTTCTTGATGTCGGCGATTCCGCTTCACAAAACCGCTATCTCAATGACGGCAATATCCGCGCTCTATCTGCGCTGGTTCCGCTTGTTCCTACCGGCTTCGTTCATCCGGGCGGCGCGCTAACCGTTCGCTGGCTGAGCGGCGGCGGAACGCCGACGACCGGCAAGGTTCGCTTGCAGGTTTCCTACGCTCAGATCGGCAAGGCCGAATCGACCTACGAAGGCTAAACAACTACCGGGGGATCAAACCCCCGGTATTTTTGAGGACTGATAAATGCGTTTGAAATCTCCGACAAATGAGCCTATTTCATTTGGCACTCTGAATGGCAGTGGTCATTGCATGGTGCTGGATAAAGACGGCGCAGACGTGCCGCAGATGATGGTTCAGTCTGCATTTGCAGCGGGCGCCGTTCCTGCCGATGCCGACCCGGTTGAATTTGTTGCGGCGCCAGTGAATCGCACAGAAAAGACGCACCTCGAACTGATTGAAGATGGCATCAAGCTCATGCTTGAGCGTTCCGAGGAAGGCGACTTTACCGCTTCCGGCATGCCTGATCGGCGCAAGCTGTCAAAGCTCGTCGGGCTGAATGTGACAGCCGAGGAATGTACGTCGGCATGGCGCTCACTCAATGAATCTGCTTGAGCTTCGCAATCTCGTCAGAACAAAGATAAGGGATAAGGTTAAGCCTTATCTCTGTTCAGATGACGAGATCAACGCCAATCTCAACGAGGCGCAGCGCGAGGCATGTATCCGTGCGCAACTCATAGAAGACGATGAGATTACACAGATTGAGATCAACACGGCAGAGCGACGTTATTCACTAGACCAGCGCATCATTGACGTGTTTTCGATTTCGATAGGCGCTGATGGCCGGCGTGAATTTACAGACGGATGGACGCTGACAGAGGGCCAGTTGATTCTTGATCGATTCCCAGGTGCTGATGACACGCTAACGCTGCATTGCTTGCTGTTGCCGTCTGCTGATATGGAAGGCGATGAAGACGAACCAGAAATTCGGCCTGTTTTTCATTCGATGATGGCGGATTGGGCTATTAGCCTGTGCTTTTCAGCGCCGGATGCAGACTTGTTCAATCAGTCAGAATCCGACCGTTATGCAGCGAAATTCACGCAATCATTTGGCGAGCGACCAAATGTATTGGCCTTGCGCAATCGACGCGACAAATCGACGCGAACGGTCGCCAACAATGGATATATCTGACCCGCTTCGGCGGGTTTTTTAATGTCTTGAAATGCTGGCTATTTTGCAGGAATTCGGCAACGCAAATAAATGAGTCGCCGGCATGAAGCAGGTACAAGAGATCGTTTCAATCATGTTTCTAACGTGCGAATACGTGCGGACGCTATTTCTGCTACGGAATCTCAAATGAGCGACCACTGGCGAACAATCCTCGAACATCTACCGCTTGTGAATATCGTCGGTGCGACCGCAGGAGGGCCGAAGATGATCGAGACAAAAGACCTCGTAGGCGCCCTGGTGATCGGGCTTCTGTCCGCCAAGGGCGGCGCGGTGCTGACCACCAATGAACTGTCCGTCAAGTTGGATGCCATCGAGAAGCAGCAAACCGTTTTCGCGGCAAAAACCGAGGCGTATGTCGACCAGGCGCGGGCAAACCAGATCCTTGTTGCCGAGCGCCTGAGCCGACTGGAAGAAAAGGCGGCGAATGCTCAATCGGGCATGGGCGCAGATCGGCGGCCGCGATGAAACTCAAGATCGAAGATGGCGCGCTCTACGCCAACAACCTCCACCTTTGCCTTGCAGGAGTAGGAAATGGACGCCCAAATCTACCAACTGGCCGATATGAGGTCACAACGCAATACGCGCATGTTCACGGAAAGGTGCTTCCAGACGCAATTGGTCTCGGCTGGATTGGAGCTTCTTACGAGTGCGACTGCGTTTTGGGTAGCGTACTCGGCCGCAATGGTGTCCTGCCATCACAAGGTGCTCTCAGCCGCCTTCACACCATGCTTGAAGTTGCCGAAGGCAACGGATCAACCGTCTGGCTGGAGGTGGTGAATTGACTAATCAGCGAATCGCCGGGGATTTCTGCGATGCCTACATTGATCCGAATTTCGCCATCCCGCCGTATCGGGTCGAAAACGCCAAAGACGACGGGTCTTCGGAGCTTAGTTTCATCGCGAATGCGCGCGGGTTCAATGTGCTTCGGTTCAAGTCAAAACCCGGCGCGGTGTTCAGCAGCAAGGCAGATTGCGAGTGGTTTCTGGCTACCACACAAGGGGCGATGAATTGAGGCCGCTGACGCCCGGAAAGGACAAAGACATGAAGGCACGACTTGTAACCGATATTCGCGCAGCGGGTGCTCAGCCGGGTGACATTGAATTGCGGGCATATCCCGATGGCCGGATCGGAGGCTATGCATACCGCTGCCCTGGCTGCGGCCAGGAAGACTACCTTCCTGTCGACTCAGGAGCACACGGCTGGGCGCTGACTGGCCGCACCGATGAGCCGACGCTGCGCCCTTCGATTCTCCATCGCCCCTGCGGGTGGCACGGCTATCTGACGGCGGGTGAGTTCGCGCCATGCTGACGCCGCACTCTCTGCTCGAACAAGCCTTCAACCACGTGGCTTCCACTGACTGGTTGATGGTGATGCTGGCCGTGTCTGCTTTCGCCATCTTCGTCATCGCGTCCTGCGTGTTCATCGAGATTTTTGGCGAAGGCCAATTCGGTAAGACGTGGCGCAAGTTCAAGCGACCGGCGCTGCGTCTGCTGCCTGACTGGAAGCGGATTCTGCGCAAGGCGTGGTCGATCCGGCTGATTGGAATTGCCGCCCTGCTGACCGGCGCCGAGGCTGTGCTTTCTGCTTTCGGCACTGACTGGATTCCGGTGCCGATGTGGGGCCGGATGCTGCTGATTTTTGTGGTGATGATGGCCGCTTTTGGATTTCGGTTGGTGGCGCAGAACAGCATGCAGGAGAACGCATGAACTCCCTGATCGGCTACCGCAAATTCACCGTCGCCGTCCTGGCGCTGCTGTGCCTGACGGTGCTGTGCGCTTTCGGCCGGCTGACCGGCGTCGAGTTTGTGTCTGGACTTTCGGTAACGGTCGGAGTCTTCCTCTCCTTGAACGTGATGCAGAAGTTCTCTGAGGCAACGAAATGATCCGCCAGTACCCGCGTACTTCCATAGCTCTGCTTACGTTGTCTGCTGTCGGATTCGCCGGCATCGTGGCGCGCGAAGGCTACACCGAGAAGGCCGTGATTCCGATTCCCGGCGACCGCCCGACTGTTGGTTTCGGATCGACGTTCAAAGAAGACGGCGCCCCGGTCACGATGCAGGACACGATCACGCCGCCCAAGGCTGTGCGCCTTGCGATTAAGCATATCTCCAAAGACGAGCCGGCCATGAGAAAGTGCTTCGGATACGACACGGTGATGTACCAACACGAATGGGACGCCTTCGTTCGGCTGGCGCACAACGTAGGCCCGTCCAAGGTGTGTAGTTCGTCCATCGTGCCAAAGGTGCAGGCTGGAGAATATCGCGCAGCTTGCGACACGATCCTCGACTTCTACGGGGCCAGCAAGAAGGATTGCCGCGAACGCGGCAATGGCTGTTACGGCGTGTGGCTTGACCGGCTGGCGACGCACGAAATCTGCCTCGGGGAGAACAAATGATGTTTGGCCTGAATCCAGCAATCCTCTACCTAATCGCCGGCCTCGTTTTCACGAACATTCTTGCTGGCGCTGGCTGGTGGGCGTCTTCGGTACGCGCCGACGGTTTCGAGGCCAAGGTAACGGCTTGCGCCGCAAAGCATGAAGCGTTCGTTGCCCAGGTCGATGCACAAGGAAAGTTGGCCAAGGAAAAGGCCAAAGCCACCGAAGAAACCCGAAGGAGAATTGCCGATGAAACCGCTAACGGATGGGCTGCTGCAATTGATGTTGTTCGCGCTGATGCTGCTCGCCGGGTGCGCCCAGCAGCCAGCACAGGTTCCGGTAGCCGTGGATTGCCCGCCGATCCCGCGCCTGGACAGCCGACTACTGGCGCCGACGCCGACCCAATACCTATTGCCGAAAAACTTGCAGCGGACTGCGCCGAAACAACCCTGACGGCGAATTACTTGCAGCGATATATCGAGGATCTGAAATGAACGAGACCAGACGCGCCGCATTGAGCCAGCTTGCCATATCGGTGGATTTCGCCCGTGCGCAGGTTGAAGACGTCCTCGCCGCCGAGCGCTCCGACGTGCAGGCCCTACCGGACAACATCGAGGACAGCGCGTTTGCCGAGCACGTCTTGAAGCGACCGATGTTCGAGCTTGCTGCCGCCAAGGTGCATTTGACCGAGGCGCTGGAACACCTTCGTGCAGCCGTGGCGAGAGAGAAGACATGAATGGCACCGCGCGCAATGGCCAACTGCCTGATTGTCGCCGCGTGGCTGTGGATTCAGTCGCGCGGAAGATCAGTCGTCTGGATGCTGAGGTCTCGGCACTCGTTCGGTCTGCTGCCGCACTTTGGCATCGGCGAGAGGCTGGGCTTTCGGTCGTTCCGGTCGGTCGAGTATGTGCCGCCACGGAACCGTCTGTGGAGCCGGCAGGACAAGGGGCTGCTGTTCTGCGGCCACTACGTGGTCAAGCACTACAAGTTGGTCGCCGTGCGGCGCTGGGCCAGCAAGGAGCAGGCGATAGCGGACATTTATTTTCCAAGGGGCAGGTAGATGGCTGACAAAGAAATCCTGGTCGAGCGCGGAAAACTATTCACGATGGTTCTGCGGTGGGAAACCGAGCCGATCATCCGCAAGGCAATCACGGCCATTTCACTGGCAAGTGGCGCTCCACGCTTGACGGTTACAGCGCACGGCATCCCTGACGGGTGGATCGGCGAAGTCTACGGCGTCGAAGGCATGAAGCCGATTAACGATGTCGGGCCTCAGCCGCTTACGGTAATCGACGCGAACACCATCGAACTGAACAAAGTCACCCCGGCTGACGATAACGGCAAGCTGTGGCCGGCCTACACATCAGGCGGATTCATCAAGTTCAATGCCCCGAAGTCATTGGCCAATTACGTCCCGGTGATCGACTTCAAGGACAAGGTTGGCGGCACGGTTTGGGCGTCCTCCCAGGCGAGCAATGCGCCGCTGAACATCATCGACGCCACGGCGAACGACACGACCAAGACAATCATTCTGCGGATCTCGGCGCTGGATACCGAGGCCATTCCAATGACTGTGAAGAAAGGCATTGCCGAACTTGAAATGCACCACACCAGCGACACCAGCGACGTGGTGAAACTGAAGATGTTCAAGGACGGCAACGAATATGACTTGGTTCGCGTTACCA